CTCGCTTTGATTGGGTACCTCGGAAGGCATGGTGCCGGAATAGCCGAGCATGTGACGGCAGTAATTGATTACATGCTCGTAAGCCGTCGTCATTCCGTCGTAAAAGTCGTACACTTCTTCGTCTGGATTATCAGAAGCGTTATTAGCTGCATCCCACTCTTTTTGCAGAAAGTCGATGACCTCATGCAGTGTCTTGTCTTTCTCAGTCACGTTCGTCGCCATTGTTATTCCTTACTGCTCTTATCGTTCTTATCGTCATGGTCGAAGATGCATACGAACACGCCTAATAGCGTGAGTACGCAGAGTATCGCTATCACTCCCAAGGTGATGACGATGAACACGCTTGAAATATTCCAGCAAACATCATCCAGACTCATGTTGTCTTCTCCTCGCAGTCCAAGCATTTGAGCATTCTCACAGCCTCACCGCGAGTGGCCCAGCCGGACGTGAACAGTCGATTGGATTCTTCATCGGTCCTATCCGCGAAGCCGCCGCCATGCGCCCTGCTCCATGCGTCGCCATCATTCGTTTCCGGAAACCACCTGTTCACAGTGGTTTGCCGCCCGGTATCGAGGTTCGTGGACACGATCACCTCTTCGCGGTGGACATATCCGATGCAATAACCGCAATGGGCGCAGTAGACCTCTGCATAACCGGGTTTAATGAAGCCGAGTCTCACGCACATCATTCATCCTTCTTCTGCTCGCAGAATTGTCTTATCGCACTCTCGGCGTCGTAATAGCGTGCGACAGCGCGTATCCACGAGTTGAACGCATCTTCGGCAGTCTGACAGACCTCGCCTTGAAGACACTTCAATACGCACTCGTACCGGTAGACGGTATGACGTGGATTGTGATATGTGCATTTGCCGCTAACTATTATTGGCGCGTCACCGCAGTAAGGGCATCGAAGATAACTCTTGGGCTGGGGCTTCTTCTTACGCCCGAACATCACTCACGGCCTCCCCACATTCCTTCTTCGTTGGTTCCATAGTTTTTGCATTGGAAGATTCGAGCCAATTCCTCAGCGTCGTAAAGCGCCTGTTCCAACGCTTGTTTCCGTGAGACGGTCTTGGATACTGGGTATTCGCGTGTCGCACGAAACAGCCAAGTGTTCTCGATCACGTCCCAATGCCATAAGACCAGCTCATATCCATAGAATGTCTCATCCGGCATGGTGTAGCTATGACGGATGCTGACCGCGTATTGGTCGCTCATGCGCTCACCTCCTTGAGTATGTTCAATGCCTTCACGCCATCAACCACATGCTTTCCGCCTGCGTTCACGCTGATGATGACCGGCTGGTACACGCCTTCAACCATCAATGATTCGCAGATTCCTTCCGTCGCGCCTCGTAATTCCTTGCGGAGTTTCGAAGGCACGTATCTCAGATACCCGTCGATGATCGTGCCTTCGTTGAGTTGGATTATCGCCCTATGCCCGTCGAGCATGCTCATGGGCAGCGACCGCCAGTCGGATAGGCTTTCATGCACATTCATGGTCGAACACCCCGTTTTCCAATCGTGCGAGCAGGTCTTTGCCGAAGTTGATTCCCGTCCCGCAGACGGCATTCTCGATGTCTTTCGTATGCTTGTCGGAAGATGGGTTGTCCCGCACTGTCTCACATTCATGAATGAGCGTGTGCAAAAAGTTGGTGAGGTTGGTCAACCGACGCTCCGCACGAGATGTATCGTTAAGATTCACTGGTATCAGCGGGAAAGCGTCAGCATCGAACGTGCGTTTGACCACGCTCCAGTCCATCGTTTCCAAATCCCCGTCAGCGAACAATTGCGCATCACAGTCGATATTGTGAATGTGCCAAGCGTCACCGTCGTAGCTCAACAGGTCTTCACCATCCCGAGTCGCATACCAGCCCGGTTCGGTGGGCATGTCATCAGACGAGTGCGCCTGATCGTACATGGCTTTCACCTGCTTGTAGATGTCATCCAGTTCCCTCCCGTCGAACTCCACGGTCAGACAAGTGCCAGCCTTGTCGGTAAACAGGTAAGGCATTGTTTTGAAATCAATGCTTCTCAACATTTCACTCTCCTTCTTCGTTGAACGATGCCTGTAGAGTGTCCGCGAACACCTGCAATGCGTCTTTGACCTTCTCGTTGAAACCGTCCGGCACGTCCGCCGTGACATGTCCCTGCTGCATGTTGTCGAGCTTGTTGTCCGTCTTCGTGTACATCGGCACATCCACTTCGACGGATGCGAGTTCGATCTGCGGATAGTCGAACGCGCGCACACGGAACGTGACCTTGCTCGTGCCGACTTTCACTTTGTCGCTCATTGGTGTCTCCTTGGGAGGATTGTTCTGATGGTTCTTGCCGGACTCTCATAAGCGGTACGCACCACGTATGCCCTGTGGTAGAAGTCGGCTTTGGAACGTGCCGCGCCCACAGCTTCATCCAGTGAGTCATACACGCGGCATGTGTGCACTCCCGTCTCACCTTGCGGCCAGACGATGTAGCCGGTCTTGCCTGTGAAAACACTCATTTGACCGTCTCCACCGTGCTGCAACCGATATATTCTCTGTTATGTTTCAAACACGCCCATGTCACGTCACCGGTCTTGACCGTTTCCATTTGAAAACCCGCATTGGTCTTCTTGTCGATATTGGGTGACATTCCACAAATGAATAAAATCAAGACCACCGTGATGCAGCTGATCGCCGTGAGGGCAACCCTCGTCTTATCCATCACTCACCATCCTTTTCGATGGCGTCTCCCATGGCTTCCCGATATTTCTTCGTCCGTTGGAACCGGTCGGCAAGCATGTTCGCGGCCTTGTCGATAATCTCGTCCTTGCGTTCTTCGAGGAAGCTTTGCAAAGCTTCCTCCATCAAGTTCCTCCACATGGTGTCCCGCGAATACGCGTTGGTGTATGAGAAAACACTGTCCACGGCGTTTTTGGTGAGCTTGTTGAGCACGTCCTTGTAGGCGTGTTCCTCGATGCGATTCTGTATGGTCTCGTCGTCAATGCTGATGGCGAACTGCACGATATGTCCCATGATTACTTGCCTTCCTTTTCGATTTCATTGATCTTGTCTTTTAAGAGTCCCGGAATATCACCTCTATGCCAGACAGTGAATGCATCCCAAACACTCTTAAGACCAGCCCAATCCTCTCTGGCGAGAGTGTGGAACAATGCACTAGCGAGGTCCGCCCAGTCACTTACGGCGTAAATCGGAATTCCATGCACGAGCGCGTCGTTAACGAACCACAAGGCTTTTTTCAGGTCTTCGACACCGTTCTTGTGCTGCCACCTGAAGCAGTATTGGACGGCTTGACCCCAGTCGCTTGACAACAGTCGGGACAGTTCGATGCATTCGAACGGGCCATCCTTGTAATGCGATGGATTGATGTTGTCAGTCATTTGATTGTTCCTTTGTCGATGAATATTTGCCGTCTGTGGTGAGATACACGAGTCCATGCCAAGTTCGTACCGGCACTTCCAACTGGTCTTGAAACGATTTCACACACCAGCCGTTCTCATAAGCGATAGTCGGATGCATGTGAACGAAACCATGACAGCCCGTCGTACCCGAACCGCAAAGCAGAATCAGATTCTGCACTTGATGCTTCTCCACCCTCGTGCATTGGCTACGGAGTTTCCGATGATGCCGGGAACCGCCAACCGCATACAAGCTTCGGCCACAACGCACGCAACGCCTACCATCACGATCATCAACCATGCGGCACGTCTCCTTGGATGGATTGTCACTGCTCACTGGGGTTCTTCCTTCTGGTTTAGCTCATTGGCTTTTTTGACGGCTGACGCCATGTCGGTCACGTCATCCTGCGATTGGAGATGCAAGGCTTTCAACGTGTGTTCGCAAGCCCAAGTGTGGACGTGTGGCTTCGACGGTGGGATACCACCCATTTGCGCCCGGTTCTCACACCAGCCACGCCATAGGCGTATCCAATCCCCCACGGTGCTGATTCTGGCATAGTGGCTGACGGAGAAAGCGTTCCAAGCATCCTGTAAATCCAAGTTCGGGTAAGCGGTTCGCATCATGCTGTCCGCCGCCGTCAACTCCGTGGAGTCTTGGAACATGGCAAGTGTCATTTCTTTGGAAGAAGAATAATATTCTTCTTCTTTCTTATCGGGTACGGGTACGGGTACGGGGCATGCGTTTGCCATCGGTTTGCCATCGTCTTGCCATGCGTTTGCCATAGGTTTGCCATGGCATTTGCCATCGGTTTGCCATGCGTTTGCCATAGCATTTGCCATCGGTTTGCCATTTTTGCCATTCTCAGGCTTCTTCCAACGACGGCTCGCACCCTTCTTGCCAGCTTCACTCCGCTTCCTGCGCTTGGCATCCACTTCGTCACCGTCCGGCTGATAGTCAGCCCAATCATGGAACACGTATTCGTCCTTGTCGGCGTCATACTCCCACAAGCCCGCATCGCAGAGTTCCTGAACCGAATCATCGGAGCAGCGGAACATGGGAATCATGTTCGCTGGGACACGTCCCTTTGTCAGCTGTTGCGCCGCCCACGTGCCTGAACGAAGCCATAATGCGGTGGCGTCATTGGACAGCATCGCCGTCTTCGGATTCATGCAGAACCCATCATCGACCTTGAACCACATCGCCCGTTAATCCTCTCCTCTTGTGATTCCGTTGTATTCCATCCAGATGGCCTCCTGCCGTGGCGTGGTGCAGGGCAGATCGGTGTAGTTGGTGTTCGCCCATCCGCTTCCCACGTGTGGTTTCGCCATCGCGTCCAGGGCTTCAGCGATTTCCACCAAGTCCGGTGGCGGGTCAAGTTTCATCACAGTTCCTTTTGCAAATGATTTCCAAACCGGGCTGATACCGGTAGGTTGACTGGTTGCTGTAGTAGGCGTCCCAGTAGGCTCCGTAGTGTGGATTGTCGGCAGTGCTTTGATACCGGTATGGGAATGCTTTCCTGTCCTGTAGGAGTTGGGCGATATGGCGTCCCTTGTCGGTCAGTCTGAGCGCATTGCCGGATACCAAGCCGCGCCGTCTGAGCGCTTGAATCCACAGCCACGGTTTCTGACCTGCGTGGGGTTCCGGCATTCGACCGGTACGCCATATGCTGACAAGCGCCTCATGCTGTTGACTGCTCAAATGGATGCCGTTGACGCTGACTGCTGGAAGAATCATCGTCCACCTCCGAGCGGCAGCCCACTGTTCAACATGCCAGCCAATTCACCCAACGTGAATCGGATGAACATTCGAGTGCCGGAGTCAACGCATTCCATAGACGGTTTGGCCGGTAGTAATGTCTCGAACTTGTCCCACACGCTCAGACTCGTGTAAGCGGGTTGAGACGCGATCCACTCACGCTCGTCCATCACGTCAGCATCGAACATGCCATCGGCTTGTATGACGAACGGATATTCAGAATCAATGTCACCAGCCAACAGTTCAGCCTTATCGAAGCATTTCACCATCGGCACGTTCGGATTGGCGAACGTCGAAACACTGATCGGCCGCCCCTTGTAGTACAGGTTCTCAACATGGTCGAGACGCTTATCATCCAACGCCCAAGCCAAGTAATCCCAGACACGCAGTTGGAACAGCATCTCACCGGTATTCAGGCTGGTTTCCGACATCGCTTATCATCTCCTTCGTGTTTCTGACGAGACTTTCCAACCCGCCGTGAATGTCACGCAAGGGTTCTATATGGATTTCCGTATGCGGCTCATAAGGATTGCCGCCGTATGTCAACGGCATTCCCTGCCGACGTTTGACAAGCCGTTTCGCCCGTTGTCCCCATGCCATACGGTCGGGTTCCAGCATGGCGCACAATGTGAGTTTCACTTGCTGGTCATCCACGTAGGCCAAACCGTTCAACGCGTCCTTGACGAGCTTTTCCAGATTGTCCAAATCCGGTTTCCCATGACGTCCCTTATAGAACATGAGAATCATCAGCACGTCCCCGTCCAATGGTTCGGCATGAGGGTAGAACATGTGGAATTGGTTTCGCACCAGTTCCTCAGCATCCCTCGTATGCTGAGGGGTCACAGCCCGATACCCGTAGAATCGTGGACGGCCCTTCGCGACGGGTTCGCCTGGAATGTCGAAATCATAGGTGGTCATAAGTCCCATATGCTCGCGTCTCCAATATCCTCCCAATAGTCTTCGGCTTCCGACTCGCATTCAGGACAAGTGGGGCCGTAATATTCGACCCCATGCTTGTCACACCATGCGGGTTCGGTCATCCCAGAGAGCGGAACCATCAGAACAGTGTCGCCTCTCCAAGCTTCTCTTCAAGATCGCGCATAAGATTCACCGACGCATCCCAATAGGAAGGCTTCAATTCAATGCTCATGCCCTTGCGGCCAAGTTTGATGGCCTCGTACACGGTCGAGCCGATGCCGCCAAACGGGTCGAACACAAGCTCTCCCTTATTGCTCCACAAGCGGATGCACCGTTCGATGAAATCCAATTGCAGCGGGCAGATGTGGCGTTCATCGGTATCCTCACGGCCAAGACGCTCATTCAGCGTGTTGGTCTCTCGAATGTTCCACCAGACCGGCTGCGCCCAATCAATCCATTCCTCGTTGCTCACATCATTCTTGATCGGCACCTGATTGTCACCGGGCTTGCGGAACATCAGCAGATAGTCAGCCAACGCTGGACGGCTCATGCTGGAATCCTTGTTCTTCGTGACGAACATGAGGGCTTGGGCTTTCGTACGAATCGCCTGAGCCTGTGGATTCTTGTTCACGGTGACTTCGCCGTGGAAAATCCAACCGTTCTCCACGTAAGCGCGGATGACATCACCACGGAAGTCGGTCAATCCAGCCACGCCGTCAGCGGTCTTCGTGGTCACAACCTGCTGCACATGCACGCAAGCGATACGGCCCGGTTTCGTGACCCTCAACAGTTCGCGGATGATGTACCCGTAATTCTCGATGAACTCTTCACGGGAACTATTGTTGCCCAAGTCGCGGGTTGAATCGGAGTACACGTACAGGCTTGCGAACGGCGGGCTGCTCACACTCAGATCAACACTGTTGTCAGCCATTTCCGCCATGCGTTCGCACGAGTCGCCAAGCCATAGCGTCCAATCCTTGCCTTTGGCTTCATCGGTCATATACATTTCATCGACCATCATGCGGCCTTTCCAAAAGAGTTTGATTCATTCATCGTCTTCACCAGTTCGTCACTCAAATGAGTGGCCTGCTGTTCCTTGCGGGTGATGTTCTCCGCTATCTCTCGTTCCAAATCAGACACCACCACATGCACGTCAACCACACGCTTCTGTCCGAACCGATAGCAGCGGCGTATCGACTGGTAGTAGGATTCCCACGAATCGTTCAAACCGCAGAACGCCATTCGAGCGCAGTTCTGCCAGTTCAAACCAAACGAAGCCATGGAACCCTTCGTAATCAGCACCGGAATGTTCCCATCAGCGAAGTCAAGGAACGCCTCGGCCTTGTCTTCC